CCAAATCTCTTTAGCTCTAATCGGCGTCGGCAGCGTGTCCGGCCTGCTATGCGTCGCAGCATTACTCGCTGCGATACTTTCAAAGATGGCGGGCAAGATATGAACGGCTCGAATCACCGTCGCCGTTTACGTTCAAGCTCGCCCATAATCTCAGCAGCCCTTTGCTTTTCGGCCTGCTCGTCGTCGAGCTTGCGCTTAACTCGTTTTTCGGCCCGTTGATACGCTCGCATACAGGCCCACTCGACCGGCTCCAGCGCGTCAGGCCACGCGTATGTCGCGCGATCAATCTCCGTCAGTTCGTATGCCGACGCGATAGCCTGCGTCAGATGCGGCGGATGATTGCTTGGCTTCGTCTCCAGCGCGTCACACTCCGGTTCCCCGAATTCATCCGAACCGTGGCAGACGCGAAGCACGGGCAACTCCCTATCGTATTCGCGCCGTTCAAATATCCGCCCTTCTCGGCAGCATTCCTCTTCGCCCGGACAAGCGCGGCTCAATAATTCTTGCCTCTTCGTGAAGAACCGGAAGAAATAATCTTCCAGTTCCCGTTCGAGGCTAGCTATTTTCCCCGCCACACCTGCGCGAGTTCCGTAACGACGTCCACCTGCCACTCGCCGAGGAACGCATCGGCGAATCTGTCCCTGTTCGCAGACGTGAACGTCTCACCGTCCACCGTGATCTCGTCATGGTCGCCTTCGGGATCGGCTACCACGTCAATCAATGTGGCCTTGAACAGATTGCGAAACGCGGACTGGTTTACGGCGTTCGTGACGAGTTTCGTCTTGCCCTGGAATTCGGCTTCGCCCGCGTTCGCGGATTTCTCGAAGCGATCTTTCTGCTTCTGGTCCCACTCCTTGAAACGCAGTTTCAGCGACGCGTAGAACGCGCCAGACGAGCCGAGGCGCAGCCGCACGGTCCACTCGCCGCCCGTAAACGTGCGCACGCTCTCCTCAAGAAGCATCGTCGCCTGACAGGCGAACATCGCCTGGATGGCCGTCTCCTTGTCGGTCGGGCGCATATCGGTCTTCAATTCGGGCGTCAGCTCAACCCACGCGTTGTTGTCGGGATTCAGGCCCGGATAACCGGCGATGTCCTTCGCGATCAGATCCCAAAGCCAGTGGCGCGCCGTGTTCAAATCCGTGCCTTCGTCAATGATTTTCCCGCTGTTCGTGATGCGCTCCTGCGAAAACATCATCTTCTTGAAGTCGGTTTCCTGCGTGGGCGTGGGTCGTCTCAGTCGGTGTTTAACCTTTATTTCGCCGTGCGGCGGCCATTGGATAGGAAATGCGGGCGTGAAATGGACGCGGTTGAGTTCAAAGCGCCTGGGCGCGGCCTTGGATTCGTCAATCATCGCGTCGAGTTTCTGTTCTGCTGCTTCGTTCATATGCCTCCCTGTGGCAACTCTGGATTGTTGATCGGCCCGCGTGCGCGCCAGAGAATTCGCGCCGTGTCCTCGCGGTTGCAATCCGCAAGTAAGCGAGCCGATGGTTTTTATTTGCGACCTTACTTCTGGCCGCAACATCTCCGAACGAGGTCACGCGCGGCCTCAGTCGTGTCGTCAGGATCGCCACGCAGCGCCGCCATAATTTGACGCCGGCGAATCTTGAAAACGCTTTCCTCCTCCCATGTCATCGTCTCGATTATTTTGTTCGGACAATAACAATCGGGATTCGCCAGTTCATGCTCAAGCGCGGCGCGCTCCTCTTCCCGTTTGGGAATCCGAAGAGTTGCGCGGTCATACACGACGCCATCCAGCGCGAGGCATATCTGATAACGTCGGACGTGAAACGCCGCAGCATCTTCCGGCGGCATCTTCGCGGCAGCCTTCCGCGAATAGTTCGTCAGTTCGTTTTCGAGCGTCGCACGTTCGGCGTCGGTCGTCGGAATCGGGACGGTCGGCGGCCCCGTAGGTACGCCTGCGTGCTCCGTGCCAAGCCTCGTATCCTCTTGCTCTTCGAGCCAGTCATCGGAAATTTTGTTCATCATAAGTTTAGTTGTAGTCCGGCGAAGCGCCATCAAGTCCGTTGATGACCTCGCCTTTGATAGCGCCCCCAGACGTCGCATCGAAGATCGGGAGCAGGTCAATTTGCAGCGCGGCCTTGCCGTTCGAGTCCACCTCGGCAATATTTTGAATTCGCGCCTGTGGGATGATCGCCGTCAGTTTCGCCGGGAAACCCACCGCCAGTTCCGGCCCTAAGATCGAGAAGGTGACGTCCGTCAAGACCATGTTTTGAGCGTATTTCGGAAATTCCGGCACGATCGAATCCATCAAAATCACGATCTGAGCCGCAACCGTTGGGTCACCGATTGAGAGTTTCGTCAGGTAGGACGCAGCGCCCGCGCCTGTTGTGGTCGTCGGGTCGTTCTCGATTTGCTGCGGATCGGTTGAGCAGCGATCATCCGCCGGCGCGTGGTTGTTATTCACTGCCACGTTCCACGAACGGAGCGGACAACCGGAGGCCGTTGCGAAATCGCGCAGACCGTCGGGGTCGGTCCATTTCACTTCCACCTTCGAGAGCGGACACTGCACGAATGATGGAGTAGTCGGCAGCGTGAACACGCCGGCGGTTGTGTCCGCCGAACTGGCGGCGGGCGTGATGCCGGGGTCTGGCGTCCCGTTCGCAAGCGCGATATTGAACGTTATGTCATTTGCCGCCGTGTGACGTTTCGTGAGTATGATTGCCGTCGTCGCGCCGCTGACCGCGAAAAAGTATTTGACGACAGCATGAGCTGCGAGCGCGATGCGAACCTTGTCAGCCCATTGCGCGGCTGTCTCTCCAGTGAGAATCGCAACAGGGATCGTCAGAGGCGAACCGGGCAGCCCGACTGCCGTGATCGTGACGTTCACGTTCCCGTTGCCTGTGGCTGTGCCGGCAGCCGTCGCCGTCTCAACCTGGCGCGTGCCAATTTGATGCGGGCCGCGATGTTTGCCGCTCGAAAGCATTCCGGCTGCGACGCGCGGGATTGCGGCGCCCGCGTCCTGGCTCATCTGGAACGAATCCATCACGACGCCGGCGTGGATCGAACTGACGCCGCCGAGTTCGGAAATCGCGTTGAATGAGTCCAGGTCTAACCCTTCCGCAATCGGCTTCTGATTCGCGGCGTGCTTCCAGGCCGCCCCGGCTGACACGAGCGAATCAGCGACGTCGCCGCCGAGCGTGCGGAGCCATAACCGTCCAAGCAAGTCGAAATCCGCCTGGGCGTCGATCTGCGCGGACATTGGCAGCCAATATCGGTTGCACTGAAATGTCGCGTATGGATGGCCGTTGCCAGCCGTCCCAGCGTCGTTCTCTTTCTCCTGTGTCGGCAGCAAGACGAACGGCGAACCGATTCGCGCGAGCAGGTATTCGGTCCCTGTCTCTTGAAAAGCATTGAACGCGCCCGGCAGTTTGGAAATCCAGAATCTGGCGTCGCGTTGTCGAAAAAATGGCATAAACTACCCCCTCATGAGCACCTATAAGCGTTTAAAACTCGCAATTGGCCGCGCGCCACGCGAATCTTACTTAGCGTTCCGGGCTTGAATGGCCCGATTGAGCCGCGCGGAAAGACGATCGGCTGCGCATATTTCAATACTCCGTCGAGCAGGTTCGAGTCGTTGAACGCCTCGATAATCTTCTCTCGTTCGGCGCTGGCCTCGTTGTCCGAGTTCGAGGCGTCCGTACCAGACCGATATTCCGTGTACTGAGTCACGTCGAACCACATGTCATAAGCGCCGTCATTGTTCGCCGGATCATTCGGAATCGCGCCACTTTGCGTGACGACAATGCAATGAATCATCTCGTTCGAATCTCGAAGATCGTTCACGGCGCCCGATTCCAGCGAGAAAGTTATATCGCGGCCCAATACGAGCGGCGGTATCGGCAGCGAGTCTGTGAACATCTCGATGCGATCGCGTATCGCCTCTCGAATTGCAACTTCAGTCGCCATCTACCGCACCCCTTTTCTTCGACGTTCGATCAATAATTTGACAGCAGGGTGCACGAAGGGTCGCGCGGCAGCCTTCACTGTCCCGCGCTCCAATTTCCCTGCATGCGGCGCGCCGATTCGCATCTGACCAACATTTGGAGCGGGAAACGTCGGCTGACCTATCGAGCGCAACAATTCCCCGCTCCTGATCGCCGGCGGCTCCCCCGGCGCCGATGCTTGATAAAGACCGCCGCCCGGTCTTCGATACATTCGGCCTGTTTTCACGCCGCTGAACGATTCGACAATAATCTCGCGCAACTCGAAAAGCGCGCCGCTGATCGTCGGGCGGACCTGGCGCTTGACCGTGCGCGTAAAAGCCGCGCGATTCATTTTGACTGTAGCCGTAACTCTCACGACATCACCTCCAGTGGCGCGAGCCAGAAGCGCCAGAAGCGGTAGAACCCAGTCGGCGGGAAGATGCCCGGCTCGCCCTCTGAAATCTGGACGATATGAAAGCGTTGCAGTCCGTGCTGCCAGCCCGCCCCCTGCTTTACGTACTCCATCGTGAGCAATTCCTCCGCGACCTGTAGTTCGTGCATCACCTGCGGCGGCAGTCGGCTCCCGTTCACGTCGGTATCCGTGTAGGCCCAGCCGCTGCCTATCGAGAGTAGAGGGACAAGCTGATTCGTCCCGTCGCGCTTCAGAAGCGTGATTGACGGCTGTTCGCCCTGCAATACGTGGCGGACGCGCCGGAGCGCTTCGAGGCGTTGCATGTGTGCTTGTGTGAGGATTCCTGCCATTTACTCAAAGTGAGAGCCAAAAACGCTGAAAGCGCCCTCTTTTGACCCCTTATTTGCTCCTGTTCCTATAAACTTGTAAGTCCATACGCCTCGAATATCCGGTTCGAGATCCAGAGAAAACTTTCCCAGTTCATCGCGGACAATCTGACCTGACGTGACGATATAGTTCGTCGTCACGCCGAGCGGATCTTTAACGTCCGCCGTCAGCGTCGTCGGGTCCACGAAATCGCCCGTATCTCCGTCAGTGAATTCGGCTGAGATCGTAATCACATTGCCGAGTTCGTATCTGTTCATAGGTCAACCGCCGGCCGCGAATGTGATTTGTTCATCCGCCTGTAAACTATCTGATCCGGCTACGATTGGGACCGCTGTGAAAAGGTCGCGATCCATCATTGTCCCGCCACCCGTGGCAGCCTGGCTAAATAATCCGTGTTCCGTGATTTGCAGCGTCCCGCCGCTGTCCGGCGTCAGTGTCGCCACGGTTTTGTAGATAAAGGTGGACGCCCCTTCCTCGGTCGTTCCGGTCGGTCGCACATCGCCCGCATATTGCGTCGTCAGTTCCGTTCCGAGCGCCGTATTGCCGACCGCCTCGGCTCCCGCCCCGGTTCCAAAACCGTGAAACTTCATATTTTCGAGTTCGGTCGTGTTCTGAAACGCGTCGACAATGAAGTTGACCCCAGTCGTAGTGACCACACGAAGGGACGCAAGGCCAAGATCGACCACTTGCCCGTTGCCGCGAATGACCGTGAGAGAGAGCTGTCCGTAGAAATGCGGGAGGCCGAAGAATCGTGCGACGGCTATTCGCCAGAGGCCTCGCCATAGGTTCGGTATGTTTCTAAAGCGCCACCATGCGACCTCTCGCGAGCATCCAAAGTTTGGGAAGCCATACTTGATCATTTCCCACAATTTCAATTCTCGCCCGGACGGAACGCGCTGGCGCTTGATCTTTTTCAATCGGAGCGTTCCACCTATGCCCAATGAACTCAGTTTTTGCATTTCAATTCCCCAACTCGTCTGATGCTGCAGTTTCGGTTTTTATTCGGTCGCTGATCGCCGCTTGCGTCATCAACCGATCATTCAAAATCACGCGCGTCTCCAATCGATCATCTATTGCCACGTTGACCCGATCCGCCACGCCGAATAGGCCCACAATTGCGGCGCCGACTGCGGTGATCGTCGCGGTGAACTTTTTAAAGATCGTCTTGAACAGCGCGCCAGCCGGTTCAACAGTTGCGGCGAATACCCGAACGAATGATGCTGTTCTATTCAGCGCCCCGGCTGGCGTAATCAGGCCCGCAAACCGCTTAACCGCTATTTTGATAAAAGCGCCCGCCGGAGTGATCGTCGCTGCAAAACTGCGCACGATCACCTTAAAACCTAAGAACGCCCCGGCCGGTGTTATCGTCCCCGCATAAGCCCGAACTCTTGAAACGGCGCGCGCGAACAAGCCAGATGGCGTAATCGTCGCGGTAAGCGATTTGGCGAACGAAGCCGCGCGATTGAGCGCACCCGCCGGGGTGATCGTCGCCGTATAACCCCGCGCGATACTTGCCACTTTAGCCAGCGCGCCCGCGGGGGTAATTGTCCCGGCGAATGACCGGAGCAATGCTTTCAACGTCGCCAACGCGCCGGCTGGCGTGATCGTCGCGGTAAAAGCCCTTACAACTACCTTCGTGGATGCAAGCAGCCCGGACGGCGTAATCGTCGCCGTGAAACTTCTCAGCCGCGTTACGGCTCTGGCCAGCAATCCCGCTGGGGTGATTGTCCCGGCGTACGCTCGAAGCATTGACGCCGCCCTGCTCAGCGCTCCCGCCGGAGTGATCGTCCCCGCGTATGCCCTGTTTCTCGCCACAGAAAGAGCGAGAGCGCCTGTGGGGGTAATCGCTCCGGTTGCAATATACTCTTCGGGCGGATTGCCTCCCGCCCCCGGCTTGATTTCCAGCGCGACCCAATTCCACTCCGACGAGCCTGCGCCGTCTGTGACGAAGTTAATCGTGACGCTGCTGCCCGACGTCGGCGTATTGGAGGCCTTGTAAAGCGAGATTACGGCGATCGCGCCGACGTAATCAGCGACATCCTCCACGTCGGAGGAGGATAGATTCCCGTTCTGGCCCCAATCCGTCGCGGCGCCAAACGCGCGCGAGTTGTCAGCCGTGGACGTGTAAGCGTTTGGCGTATTGCTGGTGGCCGTCGTGCTACCCTCGCCCACGGCGCCGACCGGATCGCCGACATTGTAGCCAGTGACAATGTACACCTTGGCGCTCAACCGATTTGTGCCACCGTCGCCCGCCGTGCGCGTGACGCTGACGGTCATCGATGCGCCCGTCGCTACCTCTGCTGTAAAGATCGAGACGTGACCGCGATTACCTCCGCCATCGCCCGTGTCGCGTTCGACTCTGTTAGTCCACGTCAGGCTTCCGCCCGACACCGACACAGTAATATCGCTGCCGGCGCCCCCTACTCCCGACGTATCTCCGTTGACGGCGACCACGAGCAGCGAGTTGTTTGGCGGCGTAAACGAACTCGATGTGATCGGGCTGCCGTTAACTGGCGTCCCGGTGAACCGCGAGACGCTATCGTCTACGACAATCTGCGCTGACGCGGGTTGCGCGAGCGGTGCAATATTGCGCGGTCGCTGTGGCCGTACATATGGGCGAAATACGGGCATTCAAGGTCAGTTAACCTCCTCATATACGAAGGTCACATCCCAACCGGTGGTTTGAGTCGGAGCCGCCGCGAATCGCACGCACCACACGGTTGACGGTGGAATAGTTATTCGCTCTTCCGGTATCGGATGATACAGATAGCCGTTCAACTGGTTAGGAGCATTCGACCAGTGGTTCGTATACGCTCCGCCTGAATCCGCCGAACTGTTAATACCGATGCGGGCAACGGCGCCGATGACGCTCGTGTTACCGGCGAGACCGGAAGCGGGGCCGCCGAGAAATGTATTAACCGGCGTCACCGCCGTCGTCGTGAGAGTACCCGCCGTGTCGCGAGTGGAAAACACCAATCGAACCTGCGCGCTCGTCGCCGTACCGCTCTGAGTAACTTCGACTCGGAGCGGACGAATGACGGAGCCTGCCGAGATCGTGGCCGCTGATTGCAGCGCGAGCAGGACAGAGCCTGTGCCAAGCGTCAAATTCTCGCCCTGAACCAGATATACTCTTCCCATATTTGTTCCTTAAAGTCTGAGTAGCACGCTTTGCCGAATGCCGCCATATCCGGCCGGGAATCCGTCAACGGCCTCCTCAATCCCCGGTACTTCCAACTCAACCCAAGACACTTGAGCGGCAACGCTCGGGTTCGACGGAGGCTTGAGCGCGATACTTATGCGTCCCTGATTCGAGGCAGTCACGAGAGTTGCCGTGGTGGCGCTGTACGCCCCAGCGGAAACTTTGACGCCCGTGGCCATCCCAATGCCGTCTCCATCGCCGGATGTCGTGCTGTTGTCTATGCGCTCCGTGATCGATGCCAAACTGGCGTTTGTCCAGCCTGACACCTGGGCGGTGGATGTAATGTCGGTTGAGTGAGAGAACGCAGCGACGATTAAACAGTTGGCTACGGTTGTTGTGTCGCCGTTGATTGAAACCGCCGTGCTAGGGCTGGCAAGCACGCCCCCGGCGGTAACATCCCATGGGTTGCCGCTCGCGATGCAACCACGGAAAGCCGCCATCCTGCCTACCCAGCTATCGCCGGGGTCTCCCGCTATGGCGTTGCCCTCGGTGCCTGTCGTGCGCTTCCAGAATATCGAGAGCCTCGTCGCCGCCGTGTTTCCAGCCGTCCCCGTGGATTGCGGAGAGTCGGCAACGATCGCCCAGTCGGTTGGCGTGGCGACGGCCTGGTTTTCCGTCGCAATGAAGAGCAACAGGATGTCGTTGTTGAGCAATCCAGCGGGAGGCGGGATCGATATTCCAGTGGTCCCACTTGCGACGGTACCCACCGCCACGAACGTAGGGGCGGCCGGAGCCTGCGTGACCTGATTCGCGCGAATCTCGACGCGTAAATTCGTGTAGTCGGTTATCGCGTCCGCCTCGCCGCCCGTCAGTGTGCGTTCCGCTGCCGCGAAAGCCGTCTCGCTGACGTTCGTATCGTCCGTCCAGCTCGCGATCTCGGTCGCGCCCTGCAACAGCCGATAGCGCATATCCATCTGATTCGTGGATTCCGCGCTCTTCTTGCGGCGAACTCGCAGGATATGGCCAGTGGACGCGAACGGATCGTCCACGTTCGACAATGACAGCTCGCATATATCGTTTACGGGCGCCGATGCTGAGGTTATGAAATCGCCATCGTCCGCCGGGTCATCATCGACCTTGCTGAAAAGAGGCGTTGCCGTCCATGTGCCCGCGGAGACATCCCCATCAGGCCTGGCAAACTGCGACGCGGCTTCCAGGAGAGCGAGCATTACTCGCGCTTCCGATTGCCGCCAGACGGTCGCGGGGCCGTCTTCAACTGTCAGCGCTCCGACTAAATCCCAATTGCGCCCGAAGCCGGAATAGTCCTTCAAGCAAGCGGTGACGGTATCGTCGACCATCGGAAACCAGGAGTTGACGCTCTCGGTTCTCCCGAGCTCCTGCTGGTTCATTTCGAGAAATATCTCGTCCGCGGTCAGCGCCACGTCGAAGATTTTGACGCCGACTGCGCGCCCCCTAAACCCCGTGCCAAAGTCGGAATCGTTGCCGATAACTATGCGGAAGGGACTGAGCGCCATCGTAGCCAGTTGAATATCCTGGGACGCGTCCAGGTAGATCGTGACGTTTGTCTCATCGCCGACCATTGCGATGTGGCGCCAGACCCCGGTACTGAGCGTGCTGCCGGCGAGGATGGCGGAGCCATACAGCGTCAACTGGGAGGATGTGTTGATATATACGACAAAGTTGTTGCCGAGATCCTCAGCCAATCGCAATAACGGAGCCGTCGTACCCGTAGAGTCCAGGTAAAACCAGCCCATCATTGTGAAGCTGGAGTATGACGGTGGATTCGTAAACCGCTCAACGCGATCGCCGGAATTGTCGAAGCCCAGGGCCATTGATTAAGTATCGCTGTATTCTAATGATGCCTCGACGAACAGCGCATCGCCGGTCATCGTGTCCGCTGCGTCCGCGGCATCACGATACAATTCCAGCCACACGGTGTCGTTCGCCGTTATTGAGTCGAGGTCTGTTATCGTCAGCGTGACCGTCATGCCGCGTCGGGCCGTCGTGCCGAGGTGCTGACTTGTGTTCGTGGCGGCGGTCGCAAACGCCTTTGTCGTCAAATCCTGGTTGTCCGTGCCCTGCGTGATACATGCGATTCGCACGCCCCAGGCGCTAAAGCCGGATGTCGCGGTATCTCCCGCCCAGCGAACCACGAACGACAGGTTGCCGCTTCCGTAGCTGTTCGCCTTGAATTTCCAGAACGCCGATTCTTTTGTGCCCGCGTCGAAGGCGAGAACAGAGACAGGGAAATTCGTGCCGGTGATTTTCTTGTATTGCGGAAAATTGACGCTCAAAAACTGAGCGTCTTCGGGCATGAATGGTATTTTTATTGTAGCCATAATTACGCCCCCGTCAGATAACGCTTCGAGACAACGTACATAAGCAGGGCGACTTTCTGCGGCGTGGATAAAACCGTTCGCGCCGGCGTTGGCAGCGCGGTGTTGTATGCCGCCTGGTTGTCATTCGCCCAGGTGTCCGCGGCGTCGATTGCGGCCTTCAATTCGGCCTTCGTCAGCGCCCCGGTGACAACCTCCTTGTTCTCGCGCATCCATTGTTGCCAAACGGCGATGCGATCATTTTCGGATAAAACCGCCATGGGTTACCTCCTTTTTATCTTTGCCACGTTTTTATCAGGCAATTTTGATAGGACTGAACGATTCAGCCTTGTCTCGACACCTATCCGCGATCTGCGAAAGTTTCTGGTTGCCGAAATCGAAAAGCTCAACGGCCTTCGCTTCCTTCATCAACCATGCTTCGTGCGCCGCCGCACGAATATCGAATACGTTCTCGTAGTCCGGCCCGGCCTCTTCCCACGTCACCGTGCCGTCGGTAACTCGGTTGCCATCGCGTGTCGGCCAGGTGGGTTCAGTCGTTCCAGTTGTACCTGCTTCAATGCAACGGTAACGGTGACCGTTCTTCGTGACCGGCATCACGACGGCGCCGAAGACAAAAGCCGTCGAGAGTATCCAAAATGAAGCGAGTTGAACGCTGTCGAGTATCCCGGTCAACTCGACATCATCCAGCGCTGGCGCGACATCGGGTTGAACGAGCGCCCTTAGGTGGTCCAGCGCTATTTCTTTGTGGTCTTCGACTGTCGGCATATCTCTCGATTACGAAGCGAGTTGAGCGACAAGTTCGCGCGGCCCCAATCGCTTAAATGATTCGGACTCAACGCGGGATTCGGGCACACGCTCGAAAATCGCCTGATACGACACGTCCGCACGTTTCAATTGATTACCGTAGGCGTGATAAAAAGCGTCAACGCCGCGCTTCGGGTTGTCGAACTCCGTCGGGCCGCCGCCGCTCCACGCGTAGTCATCGAAGATCATCAAGCCCCCGACTTTCAAAAGCCGGAAACTCAACACGGCGTCTTCGAGCACATCGGCGGCCTTGTGCGATCCGTCTATGTAGATGAGGTCGTATGGCCCCAGTGCGAGCCAGCGATCCCGCAAGATGTCTTGAGATGGCCCCCGAAATACAGAAACCTTGTCCCTGTGCGGCTCAATATTCATCAGGAATTGGACATGTAGATCGTCCAGATCGAGCCCCATCCGCCTGTGCTCAGCGCTGCCCTTGAACGTATCTATGCAATCAATGCGCGCCGTCTCGTGAGTCAAGACATTCTCAAGCAGCCACACCGTGGACCGCCCTTCGAACGAGCCGATCTCCAGCACGCGCACGTCGGGCTGTCCTCGGTACGGTTCGAGGATTCGCCGCCAATGCGGTATGTTGTGCGAGTGCCAGTCAGCGGTGAAGTTTGGCATTTCTCCTATCCTTCTTCGCGGCCTTCTTCTCGTCCCTCGTCGGCATAAAGGGCCGAAACGGGTTCAAGTCTGGCGTAGGATCGGCGGCGCAGGAGGCCGCACTTCCACCGCGCGTCCGACCTGGATCAGCAGATCGGCGACGGGCACGTCGAATTCCCGCTCAGCGCCGACCGGGACCATCGCCCATGCTTTGATAAATTTGATTCGCTTAGTCGCCACTTGCCCCCTTTGCTGTCCTGCCAGCCTCGAACGCGCCGCCGGTCCAAACGTTCAACACGGCCTCCATCCCGAGCAGTTTTTCCTCTTTTGTCATTAGGTACTGATGCCAGAGATAGGCGCTGTCGAGTTGACCGAGTTCTGCGACGATCCTGCGGAATGAAATCGCCTTCAATCCGAATCGCGCTATGTTGCGGGACAGGATGAAGTCGTCTATCAGGTGATCCGGCTTTATGTCTGCGCGCCCCTCGGCAAACGTCGGCTTGATTCGCGCGACTGCTTCCTCGAATGTTATATCCGTGAGCGGATGCCACAGGTCGAGACACCAGCGCGACGCGACCGTGAACCAGTTGCCCGAGCCGATGTGTCGCCCGTCCCGTCTGAAGTAATCGTCATACGTGAAGCGGCAGGACGCATAATCCGTCGCGTTGTGCATTACGGTGTCGAATGGGCATATCTCCGTCACGTCGGGCATGTCCGGGTGGACAAGCGCGTCGCTGTCGAAGAACACGCACCAATCGTCGCCCCGCTCGCGAGCGATGTCGTAAATCTGAAGTTTCTCGATGACCGGAGGAAGATGCGGACTCTTCCTCTGGTCAATTACGAAAAACTCCGCGCCGATCTTCGACGCGTACCGCTTGAGTAGTGGATAAGTTAAAGCGCATATGTCGGGCGCATAGTTATCCACGTTCAATGTGTAGAGCGTTTTCTTCATACGAACTTTTGTTCGAGCAAGCCGCGCTCAGTGGCCGTGTTCGGCGTCTCCTCAGCGCGGTACAGGATCGCGTCGGCTGACAACACGCAAGCGTCGGTCGCGCCGATCGTGATGAGCGGCAGGATGTAGCGCCTGCGATTTCCCAGATTGTTGAGATATGTGCAGATAATCTGGTTATCATCCGTGCCTGCGAGCGCGGTGTGATTGGCGCCAGCGATATTGACGGCGTTCGCGCCGTTGGCCTCATGGCTTTCCCGCCAAACAATCGTTGCTACACCGTTCGCCCCGAGCAGGCCGGCGTTGACGCGTAGCGCTGCGGCGCGAAAACCCTTCGTATCGACCACGGTTACGACCGTCGCGTTAGCGCCGCCGACTACCGAGATCGGCGGAACCACGCTCACGAATTTACAATTTTGAAGATCGAGCATTTTATTTCTCCTTGTTACTCAGTCAGCAGATCAAACTGATGAGAAGCCTCGTCCGACGTTTCCATTGAAGGACCGTCCGACGTTTCTATCGGCGCTTCAGCCGCTGTTTCTGTTGAGTCGTCAACCGACATTGCTATTAACGCTGTTTGATGGCGATGGCCGAGCGTCACGTTTAATTGCCCGTCAATCTTGATCCCATCCCATTTCAATTGCGGAAAAGGGGTGTTCTTGACGGTGTAATCCAATTGGCAAACAATCTTCCCTGACCGACCACCGTCTCTGACAATTAACGATCCGGTCTTCATTGAGTCCGGCTGCGAGATCGTTATGGAATGCAAAACGCCCCCGCTGCTTGGCCCTATATCGGCAGGTCTGCCCGTCCCGCTGTGGCTATAGATTGTCGGATGACTACTCACTCACTTTCTCCTTTGTTCAGTATCGGGCGGATAGGGCGGCCCGGAGACCGCCACTTGACAGTGATTATCGCGACGCTTACGACGCCTTGCTGATCAATCCGACGATTGAACCTGGCTGCCTGTCGGCAGCCGTTGCGCTGGCGTTACCCACGTCGTGCACGATGATGTCCACGCGCTCCGTGCCTCTCACCGCAATCTGATCATTGGCCGACAGCGAGTAGGGGTCAGTAAATAGCGTGCGCTGGCGCTTGTCGCCCATGACCGTACCCATCGAGAGGTCGCCCAGGATCGCGGCAATCTGCGACGCCGCATCCGTGCGAGGCATCACCTGAGTGAAATTCACCGGATAGCCGAGGAACAAGGGCCGGGGCGCGCGATCTCCGCTCGCCACTTCGCGGATCGTGTTGCCGCCGGCGGCGAGTTCGAGGCGCTGCATCGTCCCGAAGTAAAAACTCCGGTGGCAATACCACGCCGTCTGAGCCGTATCCGCATACTGTGGCAGCAGCGCAACCGTGCTGTTGAAATCTCCCAGAATAAATTCCGAGAAGAGGTCGCCAAACGCCACATATAGTCCAGCGATGTTGGCTATTGTCGCGCTGAGGCCTCGCAGTTTCGGGGCGATTCCCGTAATCCCGCCGTAAGTCGGACTCGCATCCCCCAGGAATGCGGCTTGATCTTCGGCGAGAGCGAACGCTGTTCCGATCTCGAAAGCGAGTTGATCGGCGAGGCCAATGGCCGAGTCTTCGGTGATCTCACTCGACATCACCACTCGCGCCGCCAGTTTCTTCGCGACCAGTTGCACGTTGTCGTAGCTCGGGGTCGAGTCCGTGATGCTCTGGCTCTCGCCTACCCAAGCGGCGGTAACTCCCCCGGTCCGGCGCGGGATCATTTTCGTATCGCCGGCCATCTGACTCATGCGGGTGTAACGTCTGAACACGCCGAATTGCTCAAGCAGGCGAATGAGCATGTTGTCAAACTCAGGCGGAACGAGCGCGCCGCCCTGTTCATTGATGCCTTCGTTCAGCGCCTTGATCGTCGGGATTCCGTTATCCGCGCAGAATGCCGCAGCCTTCGCGCGCAGCGGCGAATCCCCTGGGAGGTTCGTTGCAAACCACCATTGAGCGAACCTGTAGGCCAATTCCTCGTCTTGATGGCGATTGCCATAAAGGCCAATGTGCTTCAGATTGCCCATCGCTGAATACGCGATGGCACGGCTTTTCTTGGGGTCCTTGTCTCCGTTCGGAAACGCCGGGCGATTGATCGGCACGGCGAAGGCCTTCGCTCGCTCATCATTTTTCGCTCGCGCTTCCTCGACCTTCTTGAGTTCCTGGTACCTGGCTTCGAGTTGTTCCTGGTCGGCGTCGATTGATTTGATCTCGTCGAGCTCCGGCTGCGTGTTGGCGCGGTCGGCCCTGTCTTTTGCCAGGTCGAAGACTTGGGTTATTCGATCGGTGTTGTTTTTCATTGTGGCGGCGATTTCAATCATCGTCCCCACCGTGAGCAATTGCTCAATTGTTTTTGCCATTTTATTCCCTCTCATCGACGGTCATAGCGATACTTCGCCATGAGTTCTTTGGTTTGCTTGGCGCGCTTTTCGGCGTCCATCATCGAATCGCCCGTCATCGAGTCGTCCATAAGGCCCTGTAGATCGCCGTGCACCGACATCAACTGGCCCATCAGATCCTTGATACGGCGTCGATTTTTTTCCGAAAGAACGCGTCCTGCTTTTAGCCGCGCATCATGGTTTCCGTGAAAGCGCGACGTGATGCCCCTCATGGCGATCACCGTCAATCGGGAATGCGTATCAATATCGAGAGTGTCGAACGAAGCCACCTTCTGTTCGGCATCCTCGATAGTTACTTGATTGGAGTCATCGTCCGCGCCGTCGTCAAACATCATGTCTATCGGCGCGAATTTCATTGCGGATAGGGCTTCAGAATACGATCGTAAGCTGATTGCATTATTCTGAGGTTCGCACGGTATCGGCGTTAGGCTTGCGTCCAGGCCAAGCGGCCACGACTTGATGAATCTTGATTTTCCTGCCGGCTCGTAATCCACAAGATGAGGCGCCGTACCACTGGACCATCCGAGCATATTTTTTCTGCCCCCTCGGATAATGTCTTTCTCGTAGTTATTACGATTCCAAACAATTGCATCCAGCAATACGCCCTCTTCATCCATCGTCATGGAGGCTTCGCCGATCTTCTGCTTTACTATGATTTGTGAACCGTCCCGCTTCATTAACGGCAGGCGGTGATTGAAGAACACGGGCGTTTTCTGACCGTTCACGATTCCAAAATCAGTATCCTTCGTGAAGAACTCGCCAGCTAAATCCGGCGAGTCGGCCGACGAAAAACGGACTAGGTAGCCTGTGAATCGGCCATTCGCTGATGCCTTTACTTCACTTCCAAACGCCACAAGAAATTCGTCGTTCATAAAAAGCCTCTACTAATTGATCATCCCGTTGTCTTGATCGTCGACGGACTCGGCTGGATCGGGCGGATTGAGCGACTGTTCAATCTGAACATCCACCACTTCCGGCGTCACGGCCTGAATGCTCGTCGACCGCAGATAGACCTCGCCGTCCGGCCGCGCTTCGAGCCCGATCATTTCGCGATATTCGTTTACAGTGATTCCGCCGCTGCCCAGGGTTTTGTTGGCGCGCTCGAAGAGTGCATTTTGATCTTCCTGCAACGCGGCGACATTGCGCAGGTCGAAGCCGATGCGATGATTGCGCCGCAAGCCGAGGTCGGCGCGCAGTTGATGCGTAAGCTCGTCTCCGATGAAGTCCCAGAGCGGTTTCGCGTAAGTCTGAATTGATCGCTCGTCGGCGGAAGTGACGTTGTTGTATGTGCTGGACTCGTCCGCGACGCCGAAGCCCAAAGTCTCTTTTGCGATGCCGATCACGGAGGCGAAACGGGATTCGGGAAGATGGCGCAAGACTTTCATCTCCAGATCGGACGGACTGAAGCCGAGCGTACTTAATTCGACCGCGCGCGTCGAAACGAACGGCTCTCCGCGACGGTCACCTGTCGTTCTGGCGATGTATTCCTTTTTGAATTCGGTTGCGTTGAACCCAACAGAGTTCATCCCATCCTTGGGCGAGATTACTACCGGCGGGACACCACTGTTTTTCAGGATCAGGAATTGATAGGCCGCAACCTCGTTATCACCGCAGACTTCGCGCAGCACTGAAGCGACGGGCGATAACCCGGTTCTTCCCATGTTCATCGGGTCGGCGCCGTCTCGGAAATGGATCACGTCTTCAACGTTGAGTCGAACAATCGCGCCGTCTGCCTGATACTCGTAGTAGGTGATAAATTCCGAGCCGTCCTCGGGCCAGCGTGGCGCGATCATCCAAGGTGGGATGTGCCACAGTTCAACGACCTGGCCGAACATATTTCGGCCTTTCAGGAAGTACGCATTGCCGGACGTAATCCAGCTCATTGCGAACGCTTTCCATAGGGTGGCGCCCGAGAAGTAGGGATTCGGACGATTGAGCAGATCGATGGCGGGATGATTCGCAATTGGCTGTTCTTTGCCACGCGCATCGGTGCGTAGGACTTGCAGTGGCGCTTCCGGTAAGACACGGCCCAGCCAGTTGACGGCCGACATTACGAGCGAGGACTTGTCCAGGTCACCAGCTTCCACGGCGTAATTGATTTTGGAATTGGTGAAGACTCCGCTCGCCCAATTGAGCCACCCCCATGATTGCCCCGACGATCCGCCGAAGCCGGTGAAGCGAATCAACATGGCCTTGATGATGCGCTGAAGAAGTCCCGGCTTGTTGTATCGGACCAATGCTTGAGCCATAAAAAGCAAAAGCGCCGGAACCCAATCGCGAAAATTAGGTTCCGGCGCTCATCCCGGTTTGCCAGGTCTCTCTCCCGGCCAGCAAAATGAAGTAGTAGACGTGGGCAAGATAACGCCGACGTCTCAGACTGTCAACAATTTATCCCGGTTCGCAGGCATTTTCGGCGCAGGATACCACCATTTGGCCCACCGGCATTCGGCGCACTCAAGCTGAATCGAGCAATAGACGACCACATGCCCGATTCGTAATCGCCTGCCCGATCCCACAGCAAGTGACAGTCCGCACTTGTCGCAGCGAATCAAATCTTCAGATTGTTCGCCGTAATTCGGGCCAAAAATGGGATATTCGTCGATCATTTGGCAGTTATGCCGTCCTCCATTAGACAATTTTCCATTCAATCGTATTAGTCCGAATCCAGTTCAACAGCGCCCGCGCGATCACCGTATCGTCATTGCCGCCATCTGGAGCGGAGTATTGTGGACGTCCACTTACGCCGATCTTCGATTCGTAGGCCAGCAGTTCGCCCTTCCCGACCGCATCAGGCAGCCATTGAAACTCCGTGCGCTCCAGTGCAAGTGCGAGTGATTGAA